CCCTACCGTGGGAGTTGTTACCTTACAGCTTTGTTATCGACTATTTTGTTAACGTCGGCTCCTTCATTGGGGCTCTCGCTAACTACTTCCAGCCCGCAAGCTTAGGGCAATGCTTGACAACTAAGCGTACGTGGACGGAGACAAGAACTTCGTTCGCCCACACGACTAGCGGCACGGATGCAATCATCACACCCGGGCTAAGTCAATGCATAACCACGTACGTCCGTAAGGAACGTATCGCGGCGCTCAGAACGCCTAGCATCGTCTTCAAAAGCGATTTTCGCCTCGATAACGCTGTTAGGTTTGGGAATCTGCTGGCGTTGGTTGCCCAGCAGATAACCTCCCGTTTCGTTCGATAAGACGAAGCGTCCCCGGGTAGCCGGTTGTTATAACCTTTCTAAGGGATATATCCCTCATGGCTCTAACGTTTAACAGCAAGACCTACACCGCCGATTCTTTCGGCCCGAACCAAGTTGGATATTACGGCGCGGCTCAAACCGTGACTGTGAAGGATGGCTTGCGACTGGCCCGTACCGCCCCTAAGGCGAGTGCGACCTACAGCGGAACAGGTCGAACCCAAGCAAAACTCACGCGCACGCTTACGCTGACCGGCGCGCTGACCCCTACCGGGGACAGCATCGTCGAGTTGAACGTGAACGTACCTGTGGGGGCTGCGTCAGCTGACGTGGATGCCCTGCTGAATGATTTCGGGGCTCTGGTCTCGTCGGCGTCGATGAAGACGCACGTCAAGAACCAGATTCTCTCCTTCTAAGGCGCGAGCCTGTGATGGAGATCCTGAAGTCATTGACAGTGATCGTCCTGGTTATTCTAGGACTGTTACTATCAGCAGATGCCCTCGTGCGTTACGCACGGAACATCCATGGAGGTTTACGTGAAGTACCCCCGTATGTCGACTGTCGCAAAGACGAACGACAAACTCAGGAAGCAGGCTGACATTCTACATCGTCGCTTGCTTGTTGTCGCGTTATCCCAGTATGCCGGGCTTAGCGGTGATAAGAGAGGGTTGGGATTGTTAAGATCTCGCTCCTTTCCGGAACTGTTGAGCTGGGCGGATTCGCTTGTAGCGTCAGTGCATGCTACGGCAGATTTGCATTTTGCCGCGAATCAAGTATCAGCACTAATCAGGAAATACCCGTGGGACCCTAAAACGGTCAAGACGGATCCTGAAGGCACTGCGATAAGGGCATTCTATGCGTCGGAATCTCGATGCAAACGGATGAACCGTAAGCTATGTCTCCTTAGGAAAAGTCACCGAGGCAAACCTCGGTCCATTGGTAAACACCTCAGCCGGATGAGAGGATGGATAAGGTACGTCTTGGGTGACGTGCCGGACCTTCTCTCGATTTACCAGCGTGCTGATCTAACTGGAGGGGCATCTGTGGGTGTTCACGGTGATGCAACCAACCTTCTGCGAAAGCTTACTGCAGAGGATTGGACCGTGACCCCGTCTTGCGTGCCCTACTTAGCGTCCGTGATGAGCCACAACTTCCACTTCGCCACTCGCGTGGCTAAGTCAAACGGTGTGGTTCAGAGCCTTCATGTCTCTCCCAAGGACATGGAGGGGATTGTACGCTTGGTTAATGCGAATAAAGTCGCTTTTGTACCTAAGACCGCGAAGACACATCGTAGTATCGCGGTCGAGCCGTTAGGCAATGGTCTCGTCCAGAAAGGGATCGACCTGGAGATGCGTAAGCGTCTCAAGAGGGTCGGTATCGATCTGGCGGATCAAAGCCAAAACCAGAAGATGGCCTATTACGGGTCGGTGCTTCATGGGAGTGAAGGTTGGTCCACAATCGACTTGTCGAGTGCTAGTGATAGCATCTCGGTCGAGTTAGTGCGTGAACTCCTTCCTCCGGACTGGTTCGCTTTTCTGAACCGGGTTCGGAGCCCGTCGTACTCTTTCGAGGGCGTTGAGAAACGCTCAGAGAAGTTCTGTACGATGGGGAACGGCTTTTGCTTCCCACTTGAGACCCTGATTTTCGCTGCCGTGTG